CTCTGCCAGGGAGCGTTCGGCACATTCCTGTTTCAAGACCCCAGCGACTGGCAAGTGGCCGGGCAGCTGATCGGCATCGGGGATGCGAGCACACCCTCTTTCCAGCTCCAGCGTACAATGGGTGCGACCCTGCCTGGCGGCGGCTTTTTTGAACCGATCGTCGCGCCGAATGTCGTACGCGCGATCTACTTCAATGGGATTACGCAAGATCCGGCTACCTACAGTGTCGACCCGACCACCGGGCTGGTTACATTCGAAACCGCTCCCAGTAGCGAACTGACCATCACCGCTGACTTCACTTATTACTTCCGCTGTAGATTCGTTGACGACAAATACGATTTCGAGAATTTCATGTACCGGCTATGGCAGGTAAAAAAGTTGACGTTCATATCGGTGCGATCATGAAAGCGGCCAGCACCGCCTTGATCGCGCTCCTCTCGAGCGCCAACCAGTTCATCATGGCGGACCTCTACACGATCACTCTGGTAGGCGGGTCGGTACTGCGTTATTCCGCAGGGTCGACTACGATCTTCGCGAATGGCTACACCTTCGCGCTTGGCCCTAAATTCGAGCGCTCCAAAACCAAGGTTGTTATCGGCACCCAGGTCGACGAACTCGAAGTCAGGATCTATACCGACCCCACAGATCTGATCGGCGGCGTGCCATTTCTGCAAGCCGCCTGGCAGGGACAGCTCGATGGCGCGCTCCTGCAGCTCGAACGGGCGTTCATGCCGACTTACGGCGACACGAGTCCGGGAACCGTGGTGCTCTTCGCCGGCCGCATATCGGATATTGACTGTACCCGTACCGGCATCGACCTCAAATGCCGCTCCCATCTTGAGCTTCTAAATATCCAGATGCCGCGCCGACTATGGCAGTCGTCTTGCACTCACACCTTCGGCGACGCAATGTGCCAGTTCGACCGGTCCAGCATGCAGTTAACGTTTGCGGCGGAGCCTGGCTCTACGCAGGCACAAGTCGCCACCTCAGTTGGGCCGACCCCAGCGAACCTGTACGTCCAAGGGACGATCATCGGCGTGACCGGAGCCAATGCCGGATCGAGCCGCACCGTCGCCAAGATGGGTTCCGGCTGGATTTCCGTGAAGCTTCCATTTCTCTCGTCGGTTGTGACCGGCGACCAATTTCAGCTGCTACCCGGCTGTGACCGCACGCTCGCTACCTGTACAAGCGTGTTCAATAACACCACTCACTTCGGGGGCTTTCCCTTCATCCCGACGCCGGAGACGGCGGTATGAGCCGGAGGGCAATGGTTGTTGCCGAGGCGAAAACCTGGCTCTGCACACCCTATCATCATATGGGCCGGATCAAGGGCGGCGGCACCGATTGCCTGATGCTGCTCGCCGAAGTCTACCGGAATGCGGGGGTGATCTCGCATATCGACGTCCCATTCTATCCGCCTGATTGGCACCTGCATCGCGACGCCGAGCGATACCTCGAGGGGCTTATGTATTACGCACGCGAGGTTGAGCCTCCGCCTCGGGAAGGAGATGTCGCAGTATTCAAATTCGGGCGCTGCTTCTCACACGGGGCTGTCGTTGTCTCTTGGCCGAGGCTCATCCACGCATGGTGGGATGCCGGGGTTGTCTGCGGTGCTGCCGACCAGCCACCACTGAGCGGCCGCCCGGTCCGATTTTTCGACCCTTTTTCCATTCTCGAACTCTGACAGTCGAATATGGGTGGCATCGTCGGCGCCGGGTCTAATGCCAAGCAGCAAAAGGCCGTCGGCTCGCTACAATTCCAAACCTCGCAACGCGGTGGGGTTATCCCGCTCGTCTACGGTACAACCCGCGTCACGCCAAATTTGATCGACTACGATGATTTTAAGGGAGCGCCGTCATCGCAACAAAGCGGTATCGGAAAAGGTGGTGGCGGCGGTAAAGGGGGCGGACAACAATATAAATATAGTGCCTCGGTTATTATGGGAGTGTGCCAAGGGCCGATTTCCGGCATCGGCACGGTGTGGTGGGGCAAGAATATCGGAATGCTGTCCTCGTTGCCGGCCGCGGTTTACCTCGGGAGTGATGGACAGGCAGCAGATCCATATTGGGAAACACGCCATGCCGCCAAAGCCCTGGGCTATTCCGGGACCGCAAATATCGTGGCCAACAATTTCGCGATGGGTAATACCGCCACCCTTCCGAATTTCTCCTTCGAGGTGGAGGGCTTACTGTCGCTGAGCGGGACCAACGGGTTCGATGCAAATCCGGCAGCGATCGTCGCCGATTTTCTCACCAATCCTCGTTACGGAGCCGGCTTCCCGGAGATTAGTCTGGGTGACCTCAGTCTCTATTCCTCGTATTGCCAGGCCCTTGGCCTCGTGCTGTCGCCAATGCTCGATACCCAGCAAGAAGCGCAACAACACCTGGCAGATATCATCAAAATCACCAACAGTGCCATTGTGTGGTCGGGTGGACTGTTGAAGATCATCCCCTATGGCGATCAGCCCGTCACCGGCAATGGTTCCAGCTACACGCCAGATACGACCCCGCTTTACAGTCTCGGCGAGGATGATTTCATCGTCCAGGAATCGAGTGTCGGGACGAATTCCGGGGTAACTCCGGGCGGCCCGGCGCTGCGATCGGGATCAGGGCCGATCACTGGCGGTTTCAACGATGATCCAATCCATATTGCACGGTCGACTCCAGCCGACGCCTCCAATTCGATTCAACTTGAGTGTCTCGATCGATCGAATAATTACAACACTGCGATCGTCGAGGCTTTCGATCAAGGGGCAATCGACCTTTGCGGCATACGCCGCGACAGCTCGCTGAAGGCACGGGCTATTGTCGATCCGGTTAACGTGGCCCCAATAGTCGCCCAACTTCTGTTGCAGCGAGCATTGCTATTTCGCAACACCTATACCTTCAAGCTCGGCTGGAAATATTGTCTGCTCGAGCCGATGGATCTCGTAGAGATTACTGATCTCCGGCTTGGTGCTTCGGCGTTGATTGTGCGAGTTACCGCAGTAGAGGAGGATGAAGAAGGCACGTTGTCGATCACGGCAGAAGATTTCTTCGGCGGCTACTCGACGGCGACGCTGTATCCAAGTCAGTTGAATTCCGGCTATGTCCCGAATTGGAGCTCCCCTCCAGGGGATGTCAACGCGCCGATCATTTTCGAGCCTCCTCCTGCACTGCTGACAGGCCAGCTTCAAATTTGGGTTGCGCTTTCTGGCGGCGCAAATTGGGGTGGAGCCCAGGTCTGGATCTCCAGTGATGGGAGCTCCTATGCCCTCGCCGGGACGGTGAACTCATTGGCGGTGCAAGGGGTATTGACGGCGGATCTGCCGCCGCATTCTTCACCCGATGCCACCAACACCCTCTCAGTAGATCTAACCGAAAGCCAAGGTCAGCTTGCCTCGGTCTCCACCACCGACGCCGCCAATCTCGTCACTCTTTGCTACGTCGGTGGCGAGCTTCTCGCCTACCAAACTGCGACGCTCACCGCGGCCAGTAAATATGCGCTGACGACCCTTTATCGCGGTGCTTACGGCAGCACGATCAGCGATCATCCGCCGGGAACGTTATTCGCAAGGCTCGACGGATCGATCGGACGGTTCCCTTATCAGAATAGTCTGATCGGTCAAACGATCTATTTGAAATTCGCGTCGATGAATATTGTCGGCGGCGGATTGCAGAGCCTAAACTCACTTCCTGCGTACACATACACCGTCACGGGAACCGGGCAAGCCTCGTCGATTATTGTGAGTGGCTCGTTCAGCGGTACGCCGACGGCAAACCTCGTACTCCAAAGTTATGTATTCGCCGCCCCGGCAACTGTGCCGGTCGGGCTTTCCGGCAGCCGCGGCACAGCTGCGACAGCTGCAACCGCGACAACGACATTCAACATCCAGAAGAACGGGATGAATGTCGGAGCCATGGTTTTCGCCCCATCGGCCACCGCGGCTACATTCACGATGAACTCAGTGACTTTGTTCAATGCCGGCGACGTGCTGACCGTGGTCGCGCCCGCTACGCCTGACGCGGCGCTGGCAAATCTCGCATGGACCATCACGGGAATTACGCAATGAAGCTCGAATCCTGGCACAGCACCGAAGACAAACGGCGTTGGAAAATCGTACGCAC